GAGGCACTAAGCGAATGCTTAAGGATAAAAAGAAAACCGCAACTTGGTATTAGGAAATTTTGCGCGCGTCGCGCATATATCCTATATTTTAAAGGAATAAAATGGCTTGGTTCGGATTAGCAAAAATGGCTCTTCAAGCGGGAGCTAAAATATATTCAAACAGACAAAGAGCAAAAGTTGCTATGTCTGATGCACAGCTATTACATGCTGAGCGACAAGCTCGTGGGGAAGAATCTTACCAAGGCAAACTTTTAGAAGCCCGTCAAAACGACTATAAGGACGAATTCGTCCTCGTGATTATTTCGGCGCCCATAATTGTGTTAATGTGGGCAGTGATGTCGGACGATCCGGCAGCTATGGAAAAAGTAAAACTATTTTTTGAGTACTTCCAGTCGCTCCCTTCATGGTTCACAAACCTGTGGATTTTAGTAGTGGCTTCAATTTTTGGTATTAAGGGAACTCAGATCTTCAGAAACGGCGGAGCAGGTAAAAAATAATGCCTTTCGTATCTGAAAAGCAAAGAAGATATATGCATGCTAACCTTCCTGATATTGCAAAACGTTGGGAAAAGAAGTATAGCAAAGGTGGAAAAGTCTTACCGACGAAGGTTGCAATAGCTACTGGTTGTGGTAAGGTTATGGCTAACCGTAGAAAAAAAACTAAATTCTACACATAAGGAGTAATATGAGAAACGACTTTGGAACAAGACCCTACAAATCTAGATTTGGTGGAAAATCTGCTATGAAAAAAGGTGGCAGAGTTAAGAAGCAAGGATACAAAGCTAGAGAAGACGAGTCTCTTGGTATGAGAACTGGAAAAGAATCTACTAAGAAACAATCTATGAAAGATCGTAGAGACGAGTCTTATGGAAAATGGGGCAAAAGACCTAATCAAAAAATTAATAAGTAAGGAGATTTATGGCTAATACTAGCAGAATGAATCGTTTAGAAGAACTTGGAAGAGTTGATGCTGAAAAAGCATACACTTCAAAAGGCGCAAGAAATTTAAAAGACGAGAAAAAAAGAATTGTAAGAGAACTTAAAGCCGGCGGTGGTCTTATAAAAGGCAAACCTAAACTAGCTAAAAAAGGCTGGAAGTAATGGGAGTAGTCGGAGCAGCATTAAGAGGTTTCGGTAGAGCTCTTAAAAAAGGTAAACATCTTAGATCCAGTAAAACAGGCACTATTAAAATTAAACCTGGTGTAGGTGGTTTAAAAGAATCATCTAAAGTAAAAGATGATTTAGTAAAATCGGTTGATATTGGAGTTAAGAAATTTGGAAGAGAACACACTAATAAAATTTTATCCGAACAAAAAGGCAAAAAATCTTTAGGTTCTATTATTAACAAAGCTGGGGACCTTGAGAGAAAAAGCAAAAAATTAGGCATTAAAAAATAATGGCTAAGAACTGGATTCAGAAAGTTAATAAATCAATTAAAAAAAGAGGCACTAAAGGAAAGTGTACCCCAATTACAAAACCTGGATGTACAGGCAGAGCAAAAGCTCTTGCTAAAACATTTAAGAAGATGGCTAACAAAAGAAAAGGTATGGCTCAAGGTGGTGTAACGGAACCTTACATTGGAAGTTATGTGCATGGAAACTTAGGAGGAGTTAACGTAGGAAACAAGAGCTTACAAAAGTTCTATAGTAATCCTGGCTATAAAATGCCGAAAATATAAACCAACTAAAGAAAGCAGTATGGATACAGACACATTGATTTACAAATTAAAGAGAGCACTTGAAAGAAGAATTCAATCGCTTTCCGTGTCAATTACCTCTGGAGGGGTTGACAATATGGAGACTTATAAGTATATAATAGGTCAAATTAATGCACTGGAGTCAGTGCGTCAGGAAATCTCTAACCTGCTAGATGATAAGGAGCCAAATGCAAAAAGAAACATTGTCGACATCGCCAACAAACCAAAAACCTAAAATAGAATTACCAGATAAAACTTTAGTAGGCGTTAAACCGTCTGAACCTAAAGAACCAAAAAAATTAGAAAAAGAACAGATTCCAAAACCGACAGGTTGGAGAATGATCGTTTTACCATTCAAAATGGATGAGAAAACGGCAGGGGGAGTGTTAGTAACTGAAACAACTTTGGAACGTCAACAAGTGGCGTCTCAATGTGGTTTAGTATTAGCAATGGGACCACAATGTTATAACGACAAAGAGCGTTATCCAGAAGGTCCATGGTGCAAGGTCAACGATTGGGTTGTCTTCGCACGATACGCGGGATCGCGTTTACAAATCGAAGGTGGGGAAATTCGTCTTCTTAACGATGACGAAATATTGGCGACCGTGAAAGACCCTAAAAGTCTAATTCACGCATATTAACCATAGGAGGATAACTATGCCAACAGAAAACGCTAAGGAACAACCTATAGCAGAGAAAGAACAGAAGACTGTTGATATTGATACGTCTGGACCAGGAGCTGAAGTAAATGTTCCTGAAGAAAAAGATGAATCAGTTGTTGAGACTCAAGAGAAAGAGTCCAACGTAGAGATAGTCGAAGATGTTCAAAAAGACGAACCAGAAACCAAAGAACAAGAACCCGTTAAACAAGAAACAAAAGAAGACGACAGTAAACTTGAAGAGTACAGCAAAGGTGTTCAATCAAGAATAGCTAAGCTAACTCGGAAAATGCGTGAAGCAGAGAGGCAGAGGGATTCAGCCACTGAATACGCAAGAGCTGTTGAACAGCAAAGACACGTTGAACAGAAGAAATTTTTCAAAATGGATTCTGATTATCAAAAGAGATTTGAAGAAAACGTTAAGACAGGTATGGACGCGGCGCAACGAGAATTGGCCGTAGCTATTGAGTCTGGCGATGCTAAAGCTCAAGTCGATGCAAATAAGAGAATTGCTACATTGGCGTTCGAGAATGCGAAAATGCAGCAAATGAAAGAAGGTAGAGAAGACGTCAAATTATCTGACGGTGGTAAATTACCGGCACAAACTCCGAGAGATTTACCTTCTCGAGAACCCAGTGATCCAAGAGCGGAAGGCTGGGCAGCTAAGAACTCATGGTTTGGACAAGATAGAGCCATGACATTCACGGCTTTTGAAATCCATAAGGATTTAGTAGAGAAGGAAGGGTACGACCCTCAATCTAACGAGTACTATGAAGAAGTTGATAAACGAATAAGAGTTGACTTTCCGCATAGGTTTGGTAATACTGAACAACAGAAAACGACTAGACCCGTACAGTCGGTGGCTTCAGCAAATAGAAGCGTAAAACCTGGTCGCAAAACTGTGAAACTCACATCTTCACAAGTCGCAATAGCGAAAAAATTAGGTGTGCCACTCGAAGATTACGCAAAACAACTAAAACTCACGAAGGAGGTATAGCGTATGAAAAAACAAGAAAACAAAACTTCTCGTGCGAACCAAACACGGTCAAAGACTGAAAGACCAAAAGTGTGGGTTCCTCCATCTTCTCTAGATGCACCCCCTGCTCCTGATGGATTCAGGTACAGATGGATCAGAGCTGAATCGATGGGATTCGACGATTCTAAGAACATACAAGGTCGTTTACGATCTGGTTATGAATTAGTAAGAGCCGAAGAAATCGAAAATGCTTCTGACTACCCAGTCATAGACTCGGGAAAATACAAGGGGATGATCGGCGTTGGTGGCCTTTTGCTTGCGAAGGTAACTGAAGAGATCGCACAAGCTAGAACTGATTACGTTAAAAAACGTGCTGATGGTCTAGACGAAGCAGTAACACACGATCTCATGAGAGAGCAGCATAAGAGTATGCCGATCAATGTTGATCGACAATCTCGTGTAACATTCGGTGGTACAAAGAAGTCCTAATTAGGAATTCGTGGGTTAATCCCTACTATCGATTTTAATAATAACCGTTCATAGGTGATACTATGAACATTTAGGAGAACGACAAACTATGGCTAACACTAGTACAACAGGGTATGGTTTTAGAGCTATTGAGACGCTTGGTAATGTACCAGCAACTCAAGGGCAATCTAAATATCAGATCCTTTCAGGTTTGGGCGTGAGAATCCTTAAGAACGAACCAATTGGACCACAAGACAGTTCAGGTGACGACGGCTACATGCAAAGTTTAGCCCCGGCTACTATGGACGATGGTGGAACAGGTGGAGCTTCTTGGGATGCTGACACAACTACTCCAGAAGTATGTGTAGGAGTTTCAAACGGCGTATTTTACGTTGATGGAACTACAAGTAAACCTACATGGTCAAATTCTGTAGCAGCGAGTCAGACTTTCGCAACAAACCCAAATACAGGTAACAGCAATGGTTGGGTATTCGTTAATGATAACCCGTTTCAAGAGTATATGTGTAGAACCGATGCAACAATGACATCATTGGCAACGTTTCAGGCTGACTGCTTAGTAGTTAGAATGAATCAGAACAATGGTGGAGCTGGTGTATCAGGTCAGTCTACTGCTACTCTAAACTACGCGGCAACAGACACTGACGGCCACATGTGGAGAATGATTCGTACTGCAGAAGTACCAAATCAGGAAGACGTGACGGCTGCCGGTTGTGATGTTGTAGTAGTTATGAACAACAGGGCTAATCAATTCCTAAGAGACGTATAAGGAGAATAACACATGGCAATATCACGAGCACAATTAGTAAAAGAGCTTGAGCCAGGTTTGAATGCCTTATTCGGACTGGAATACAAGCGATACGAAAACCAACACGCTGAAATCTACAACGTAGAATCTTCTGACAGAGCTTTCGAAGAGGAAGTAATGTTATCAGGATTCGGAAACGCACAAGTAAAGGGCGAAGGTCAAGGCATATCATTTGATGATGCACAAGAGACTTTCACAGCTCGTTACACGCATGAGACAGTAGCATTAGCATTTGCTATAACTGAAGAAGCTATCGAAGATAACCTCTACGACAGACTTGCTTCTAGATATACAAAAGCTTTAGCTAGATCTATGGCGAACGCTAAACAAGTTAAAGCAGCAGCTCCATTAATCAATGGTCTTCCTTCAACGGATGCCTTTGATTCTGGTGATGGTGTTTCTTTGTTTAACACTTCGCACACTACATTAGGTGGCTCATTTGCGAACACATTGGCAACGCAAGCTGACTTAAATGAAACTTCATTAGAACAATCTCTAATCGACATTGGAGAAATGACTGATGAACGTGGACTTTTAATCGCAGCTAAAGGCGTTAAAATGATTGTTCCGCCTGAAAACCAATTTAATGCAGAGAGATTAATGAAGTCTCAAGGCAGAACTGGTACAGCTGATAATGATATCAACGCTGTCAACTCAATGGGTATGATTCCTCAAGGATACAGAGTGAACAACTACCTAACTGACGCTGACTCTTGGTACATCATCACTGATGTTCCTAACGGCATGAAAATGTTCGTTAGATCTCCATTGTCTACAGCAATGGAAGGCGATTTCGATACTGGAAACGTTAGATACAAAGCTAGAGAAAGATACTCATTTGGAGTATCTGACCCTAGAGGTATCTTTGGCGTAGAAGGTGCGTAATTAATTAAAGTGTGGCGGCCTAAAAACCGCCACATTTTCTACATAAAGTAAGAAATTAGACTATGAGAGACTTCAAAGTAATCATTATTGCCTACGGCTACAGAACTGCCTTCATTATTAAAGCTGAAGATAGTGCCCAATCTATAGAGAACGCTATAGTTGACAAGTTGGGAGAAAATAGTGTAAAGTGGGACACAACGGGATTTTATGACAAAAGTCGTAAATGGATAACCTATGAGGAGGTTATAAATGATCGAGGACCTATACAAACAAAAAAAGTCCTTGGAGTTGAGCTGGGAGCAGGAACACCTTAACGAAGGTAAATATACTCTCAACATGGTCAGAATTGATGACAAAATTAGAGAAGTCATCACTTTGATTAAGCTGGAAGAAGCTAGAATTGCAGATAGAGAAAATGCAATTATTAATTCAGCTCCAGAAGTGTCAGTAGCCACTTAATAAAACGCTACATTTCCGAAACAATCTTTCGACGACAGTATCGCTTGCACTATGCGTAAATCTACGCTATATTTAAATCAGTATACAATTATTAACCGAATCTAGACGCGTATACTCGACGGCCTAGAGACTAGATTCACAAACTAGGAGAATTAATTATGGCACAAACACTATTTAGAGGACCCGTCTTAGTTGGTAAGAAAAACGAAGCAGGCGTAACTGGATATAATATTACACCAAAAGAATCCGCTTACACTGTCGTTATTACTACTGATTCAGGACAAACCTTTACATCAAAAACTGATGGTACTGTGTTCACTCTTCCAGCAATTGCAATTGGAAATGTATTTACATTTGTTAATACTGCAACTGATGGAGCTAACACTTTTACTATTAGTCCTAATGCTAGTGATGGTATTTTGTATGCAGGATCTTTAACAGACAATAAAGATTTAATTAATACAAAAGCAACATCAAAAGTTGGGGATTTTGTAAAAATAGCGTCTTTAAATTCTACTGCCCATTGGACAGTAGTTGAGGCTCAAGGTACTTGGGCTAAAGAATCGTAAGATTCATAATTGTGGGCTCCTTCGGGAGCTCACAGAATAAGGAAAAAATATGGCAATAACATCAAATGTTAAACAAACTATACCTTTAACCGGAGATGGTTTAGCTCAGAAATATGTGGGCGCAAGCGCCACTACTATTACTAAAGCTAGAATCATGAATGTCTATGGTCAAGCAAGTGCAGCTGACGCTGAAATAAAAATTTATAATGAAGCTGATAGTTCAAAAACAGCTAAAGCATTAGTATTTCACGTTAAGTTTTCAAATGCGGATAACCATGGTCAAAGTTTCACAATTCCTGGAGAAGGCATTTACTGTAATGCAGGAATGTACGTTGATTTAACAAACTGCGATTTCTGTACGATTATTGGTACATTTACATAAGAGGTAGCCAATGGCGAACACTACTTCTGGCACATATGTTTTTGATAAGAACTATGCCATCGATGATGTAATCATGGAAGCATACGAAAGAATAGGTCTTGTCGGAACTGCTGGAAATCAAATCAAATCAGCTAAAAGATCTTTAAATGTTTTATTCTCTGAATGGGGAAACAGAGGACTTCACTATTGGGAAGTAGGAACTACAAACGTTACTTTAGTTGAAGGTCAAGCCGAATATAAATTTTATAGATCATCCGGCGATGGAACTAGCACGGCTTGTGTAGATGACACAGGAACAGCTGATACTTCTATTTATGGAATTACTGACATTTTGCAATGTTCTTTTCGTCAATACAATAATAACAGCGGTGGAACTCAAGCAGATACTACCATGACTAAAATAGATAGATCTACTT